GTAGCTGTTAGAGTGCCTGAAGCAAGGTCTGTTAGAGTAACACTACCTGACAAGTCACCTGCAAGAGTAATGACAGGGTCAGGTTTGTTCTGTACGTTAGCCCAGTCTAAATTAGAGTTTTTCCAAAGACCTGTGGAGGTCTCGTAGGCTAGTACTTGTGTGTTAGCAGGGCTAGTAATAAGAACGTCATGTAGCTCATTTAACTCAAAGCCATTCTGTACATGAGCAAGAATACGGCCTGAGCTAGCGTGAGCTTTGACTACCCAACCAAGAGAAACTAAGTGGGCAGGAGCAACAGGCTTAGTCTGAGTAATAGAACCTGCTGTAGCACCCAGATAAATAGCTCCACCTTCTGTAAAAGCCGCCGTATTTAAGTTGTAAACTAAACCTTCTGTAGTTACTACACCTTCAGCTCCATTGAGAATGTCTGCATTTACGAAACCAATAGTCTTGCTAGAAGTAGCTTCACTAGCGTTACTAGCTAAAGCAATACTAGGTCTTTGTCCTTGTGCTCCATTGATATAAACAGCAGAGCCTTTAGGAATAGTAGCACCAGTACCATTGTAAACAGTTAGCTGCTGTACTTCTACAGAGCCGAACTCGATGATGTTACCGTTGCCATCTTTTGAGAAAAGTTTTTTATCGACAAGGTTGATAGCAAGCTCGCCAACTTCAAGATCAGTCGTTAGTGGAACTTTTTCAGCAACACTAGACTTCTTGTGAATAATTTTAGTCGCCATATAGATGAGACCTTTCTATGTCTTAGTAAGTACCGCCGTCAAGCTTTACGTTTTGTAGTGGATAGTCACCCATGTCCCAAGCGTCGTTACCTTCGTTCCAGATAAACTGTACGTTAGCATCAGTACCACGCTCTACTTCAAAACCAGCATTTTGGCTAGCAGCCCCTGTTTCATCAGAGTTGAGAACAATAATGTTGTCGCCAATGTTAACAGTGTTTGAGTTGACAGTAGTAGTAGTGCCGCTAACAGTTAAGTTACCTGTGATAGTAGTGTTGCCACCAACGTTGAGGTTACCACCAACACCAACACCACCAGTTACGATCAATGCACCTGTAGTAGTGTTAGATGAAGCTGTAGCGTTAGTAACTGAGACAGCAGTTGCAGTAGTTGCACCACGACCTGTTACAGTAGCAAGAGTATCTGCTTCGGCAGTTAGGTAAGAACCAGCTGGTTGAATACCTGCTTCTGCAAGAGTATTGTTGATCCAAGCAGTGCCATTCCACTTTAAGATTTCACCGCTAGCATTTGATGTGATCGTAACGTTAGAAAGAGAATCTAAAGTGTGGTTGTGAGCTGCAGTAGCGAGACCAGCTTCTGCTGCTGTTTGGTTAATCCACTTAGAAGTAGCTGAATCCCAAGCTAGTACTTCGTTATCAGAGTTAGAAGTGACAACTACGTTAGAAAGTGAGTCAATAGTATGGTTATGCGAAGTGGAAGATTTGCCATCTAACTGAGTTTGAATAGCAGAGGTAACACCATCAACATAGTTTAGCTCAGTAGTAGTTAGTGTAGCTCCATCAAGGATATTTAACTCTGCAGCACTAGCGTTAACACCAAATTGAGTTAGAGAAGTGTAACCTGCAGCTGCCCAAGCAGTACCATTATACGCTTTTAGAAGATCGTTAGTAGAATCGTACCAAAGATCGCCTTCAGCAGGAGCAGTAGGAGCAGTAGTGCCAACATACGCAGAGCCAATAGGAATTACAGTGTTAGAATTATTTTTAGAATAAAGTTTACGATCAGCAAGGTTTAATGCTACTTCACCAATTTCGAGATCGGTTGTTAGCGGCACAGCACCTGCTGTACTAGATTTTTTAAGAAGAATTTTAGTTGCCATTAGAAGGTTCCCCCAGTAATAATAGTGTTTGGATTGTTAAGTAAGCTTGTTGCAACATACTTGTTATCATTTTCTTTAAAAACAAGAAGAGAACCGTCAGTTCTGTCATTGTTGTCTACATCTAACAAACGAGAAGTTGTTAGCTGATAGTTTCTAAAGACTTGTGTAGTAGAGTCATAAGCAATAATGTCAGCTTCTTGAATATTTGTAATAGTAACATCTTCAAGATGGTTTAAAACAATCTCTGCTTCAACATCGCCTGCATCAAAAGAAGTTACTACCCCTAAAGAGTTAGTTGTTTGAACAATTAAGTGTTGATTAGCATCGACGTAAACATTGCTGATAGTATCGCCTTTAGTTCCCTGTCCACCTGTTCTTGACAAAGAAACTGCATACTCTAACTTATCAACTTCTGTAACAAGTTTGTTTGTAGTTAAGCTTACTTCTAATTTATTTCCTTTAGTAGAAAGTTTGTATGTCATTTTAAGCGTCCGTTGGAGAATACAAAATTTCTACTAAACCTCTAATAGGCTTCCAAATTTGCTGTAGAGTACCTACTCCAGTATCTTTTACTTCTAATTCTATATATCCATAAACAGGTTTATCAGGTGAGGGCTCTGTTTCCCAACTATCAATCAAATTTTCTGGAAAAACAATCTTAAAAGTATTGTCTGTAACAGTAGCATCTAAAATTGGTAACTGATAAATTACACCGCTAGGTTGTACAGCAGTAGGTATTTTACCATCGCCAGTGTTTAGAGCTTCAATGACGGTAACTTTTATTTGGTAACCTGTAAGGTTAGTTAGCCAATTAAGGGTTACTTCCATTTGAATCTGTTCACCGTCAACAATGCTTGCTAAGACTGCTCCATTATCAGAGATAAGATCTTGGGAAGCAGATGTAATTCTACTGCGTGCCATGTGTGTGTCTCCTCTAACCGAGCCTCAGCTGGGTTGTGTTGTTAAGATCCTTCATTGAGGAGAGTTATTTCTTTTTATTTCTTTTCTTTTTAGCCTCTGCAGCTACCGACAATGCGATAGCTACAGACTGTTTCTGTGAATGACCACGTTTCTTCTCTCTACGAATGTTAGAAGAAATAGTCTTTTGTGAATAACCTTTTTTGAGAGGCATTACGCAGACTCCCCAGGAAGAACAATGCAACCAGTCTTGCTGTAGTAAACTTCAGGACTGTCAAGAAAAGTAGAAGCTTCATCAAGATCTGCTTCACAAGCTTCTTGAGTTACAAAGACCTCTTCAGTATTGTAAAAGATTTCGCAAGATTGTACTTCAGCTGAAGTGCACACTAGTAGCATTGCTAAAAACATTATACACTATCCTCTATGTCTATGCCAGAGTTGTCTTGAATTAGTGGATCTTGACCGATTTCTTCCATACCTGCTACATCATCATAATCATTAGGAATAATATCATGTTGCTTAGCTACAGAAAGCCATACAGAACGAGGAATCAAACGATTCTGATACCATTCAGTTACTAGACGAGTCCATTCAGAGCCTAGAGGTGTTGGATTAAAGTCTGCTGATAGTTTGAATTCTAGAGATTCTACATCAAGATCTTTACCATAACGCCAACGAAGCATTAGCTTAAGAACTTCACCCATAGTAGCAGAGAGTTTGTTGTTAAGTAGACCTAGTTGAGCTGTTAGACTTGAGTTACGGATCTCAAGAGCAATACCAGACTGGTCACCTTCAGGAGCAAGAATACGAACACCCATACGAGTCATCTCAGCAAGAGAAGCTTCAATAGCCTTTTCCATGTCTGCTAGAGCATCTGTTGGAGTACGGAAAGCATCAATCTTATCATTTGACCCTAGTTTAATCCAAGAACCTAAACCAGCATTAACTACGCTAGCAAAATCTTCATTGCTCATGTCTGAGAAAACAACAGGAGTAAAAGTAGAAGCACCATACATCAGATGGTTGCGACGAGAAACTTTGTTGTAAAGAGCAATCTCTTTGTCGATAAGAGGAGTCAGCATAGGGGCTTCTAGCGTAACTTCACCATTTAATGGGAAAATGGGAAGCTGTGTCATTGGCTCACCCCACATCATAGGGGTTAAAGGTTCACCATCTGCAATCCAATGATCATTTGAAAACAGCTCAGTACCGAAGAGCTGAGTCATTTTTAGATCACCGTTAATCAGATCTACTGTGGCTTCACCTTCTTTTTTGTAATACTGTACTCTATAGATACCTTCTTCATCAAGATAATGATCTGCAGCAACGATGTCAAGGTTAGGATGCCACTCAGAGTCTTTGTAAGTTCTACCAATATAACGGAAAACAACACGAGTAAGAGTTGGACGGCCTGTAGCTTTATCAATACCTGTTTGGTGGTTAATAACGTCTTCTGCTTTCCAAAGAACTGGATAAGGCGCAATCATTCGTTTTTGTTCAGGATCTAAATCAGTGTAGTTAGGAACCATAGGGAAGTCTACAGAAACCCAACCACGACTAGTGGATAGTTCTTCCCAAATAGCTGCGTCAAGGAAAGCAATCATTGGACGACCGTCTTCAGTGAAACGATTACGTAGCCAAGCCCCTGCTTCTTCAGGAACATCTTCTGGAAGAATCATTTCAGGAACTTTACGTAGCAAACCACCTGTGAGAATCTTTGCATACTGAGAGGTTAACCCAGGTAGTTCTGCTTCAGCTACGTACCAGCGATACTGTTCTGCTGACATACGAGGGCTAAAAGGTACTAATAAGTTAGTATAGTTTACTTGATCGAGATAACGGTCATGCTCTTTAGCATAAAGCTCTCCGTTTAGAATAGCGCGGCAACGTTTCCAGATACGAACCATAGATTCATATTCGTAAGTTGGAGTGCCAACACTAGACTTCGAAGTAAGAGTTGGTATCTGGGTCATTTAGTTCTCCTTAGAGTTATACGCTATCGTCTGATACGACTACTACAACAGCTTCTTTAATTGCTTTGGCCCAGACACGCTTAGCGCCTGCTACACCTGCACGATAGTCAGTAATGGTACGGTTAATCTCATGATCGTCCCAAGTTGCGAAATGGAGGCCGTACTGGTCTGTTGGAGCTGTACCGTTGTCTGTTACACGAACGTAAACACCGTTTAGTTTATCTTCGTTAGTGACGATTTGCCATGTGATCTTAGTTGCATCACCGCCAGTTAGTTCAGTCCATACACCAACTGGTACATGCACTGCTGCTTGATTTCTTGCCATATTTGTTGTCCTTTATTTTTACAGTTTCAGGGTCGATTCTTTTAGGAAAGTTTTTGGCCTGAAAACAATGGGCGTTAGTGTGTGTTAGTTTTTCTCATATTTTACATAGGCTTTCACAAGCTGAGCAACTAGGTCAGAACGAACAATGTCATCTAGACCAAACTCAACAACAGGAATCTCTAAGTTAAATTGATTAATAATCTTTTTAAAAGTTGTTAAACCAGAGTCACGAGTATCTCTTTGCATTGGATCACCCATAAGAATCATCTTAGAGTTCTCACCAATTCTTGTAGTAATTGCCTTCACTTCTTCATAGGTTAAGTTCTGAGATTCGTCAACAAGAATAATTGTGTCCTCAAAGCTAGCACCACGAATAGTTTCTAGCGGATGAAACTCGATTTGACCTGAATGACGCTTAGCATCGTAGTCATTTGCACCAAGTCTCTTCTTAATCTCACTAGTCATAGGAGCTAACCAAGGACCAAGCTTGTCGTATATGTCACCGGGGAAAGAACCAAGAGTTTTTCCTGTAGGGATATTAGCACGAACTAGTACAAGTTTCTTCACACGACCTTGCACAAGCAAGTTAACAGCAGCGTTAACAGCACAATAAGTTTTACCAACACCTGCTGGACCAATTGTAACTACGAGTTGATTCTGCTCGATAGCTCTAATTAGCCGATCTTGGTTTTGAGTCTTCGGCTGAATGTGAACAGCCTTTTCAACAAGAGGTCGTGGACGAGTACGAATTCTTTTTGTCATTTTATTCCTTTTGGTGTGCTAAAAAAGTGAGGAAAACTACGTATCTATAATGAGATAATCTCAAGACGAGAAATCTCTTAACCCCCAATAATGGAGAGTCAAATGAAAGTCCGTAATGCCGCCCTGTCTGTTGCTCAGTTTGGCGCTGGGTTTGTTGCTGGTACTGTGTCAGTTCCTTTTGTTTACATTGGTGTTGCAGCCACTGTAGCTAAAGGTGTAGCTGAAGTAGTGCAGACCGTTTCCTTCAAGGCTGTTGGTGAAATTACCGATCAACTGGTGATTATCGACCGTAAACTGGAAGCGCTAAAAACTAAGGAAGCAGATATTGTGGAATCTCCGATTGGAGACGAAGCAGTAGCTGTTAACTAACAGAAGACCTGAGCAGGTCATTAAAAGGCTCACCTTCCCTAAAAGCTAAAATAATACTGCTTTGTTGGCAACTACAGAGGCCAACTCGTTAACTCCGGGAGCATGCGGAGTTCTTCATAGCGTGGATAAGGATCTATGAAGTATACCCACGACATCACCCAAGCAAGTGAATAAACTGCTTACTTTACTTTTTTTTTTTTCGACCCCCTCAGCAAAAGGAGTAAACCATGCTGAAGACACTTCGGAATAACTTGTACTATACCCTAAATGGGAAATATTGGTACAAGATGTATTTGGAGTACTATGAGGAGTCTAGTCGTCTTTATGATCAAGTTGGTCATTTAGAAGACAGCCTCAGAGCAGCTAACGATTCTATTGAGTCGTTAAAAGCTCAACTTCGTGCTTACGAAGTAAAATAGTAAGCCGACCTGAGCAGGTCGTTAAAAGGCTCATTAACCCCAACGATGGAGGCTCACATGAGAGCGATGCCGTACCTTGTTAAACTGGCTTTCACCACTGATGATGGTGAGAACGGTTTTATGACGAGTGATTCCTTCATGGCAGGTAACAAAGAAGAAGCTTTGCAAAAAGCTCTTGATCTGCATGAAGACGTGACTGAGACTCTTGCAGGGTCTTATGTTTACGAACTGGTGATGGCTCTCTAGAGTCTTGGCCTGAGCAAGCGACTAACTGCTCAACTATAGCCCCCCATCAGATGGAGAAGAAAATGTTCGCAATTAACCACGAAGCCAAAGTTGTTTGGGCTGAAACTGGAGCTGTTGTTTCTTATGATGAAACAAAACAGTTTTCACAAGAACAAGCAAATCGCTATGGACGTCTATGTGTTGAAGCTCTTGATAAAGACTATGAACCCGAAAAGGTTAAATTGCCATGAGATACTACGCACAGTTAGACTCAGGAAAGTTACTCGAGGTTTCTTGGGTAACTTATGAGTTGCTAGTAACCGAACATGGTTGGGTTCATCGGCTGAAAGAAGCTGAGATTACAATCGTCTTCCGCCTAAAAGGCAGAAAGAAAAAGAGATGGAACTCACAACTGAAGAGCTTAGAACGCTCTGGAACACTTGGATTGGCGATTCAAGTCTTCGGTCGTCTTTGAGATTCGGACAGTTTGTCTGTAACAGAAAACTTCAGCCTGGTTGGGTCTGGGCTGAGGTATACTACGCTTCAACCGAAGTAGCTTGGCAAAGACTGTACGAGCTAGCTTCAGATCAAAAACCCTTCACTGGACGGAGAGTGTGAAATGTGGACTGCAACCTTTGTATCATTGTTTTTTATTGGTATTGTTGTTAGTGTTCATGAGTATCTTGAATATCGTAAGCAAAAAGAAGCGCATAAGCAAGTAGAGCTTCGTTACTTCTACAAGCTACTTGCTGACTATGACAAAAGCAATAACCCAGATGTTGAAGTCTTTCAACGTTTGCTAAACAAGTCTGCAAAGCGAGTCTCAGTTTACTATCCTGGCTTCACCGCCCCTAACCTTCTGTGAAAGAAACAAAATGCAGCTAGTGGTGTTAGTTCCTACTTTTCCGTTAGCTATCCTTTGTATAGTGGGTGTAGCTAAGTTTATCTTGGAGTTAATAAAACTTCAAAAACTAGAGGAGCTATTAAAAAATGTTAAGCTTCACTCTTAACTTGTACTGGGCTATCATCTGGCCGATACTAATTCCAGTGTTAATAGTTCTATTTTTACTAATTCGGCTATATAAAAAATAAGAAAAGGAAATAGCTTTGATTGCACTTGTACTAAAATTCCTTGCAGTAACTGTAGGATCTAAGTTAGCTTCTTATGTGCTAGCAGATATTCTAAGTTTTGTATTAAGGAAAGTGCTCAAAGCTATTCTATGAGACTAAAGAAAGGCTGCTTATAGCAGAATACCTGAAGAATGTCTGAATAGCAAAAGTATCCTCCCGCTTCGGCGGGGGGTCTTCTAAACTTCACTATTTTTTTCGAGGTCAAAATGATCCAACAAGTGCTACGCGCTTACTCAGAATCTAAGCTACTGTCTGATGTAGCAAAACTAACTCGTCTAGGCTGGTCAACAACAGGAGCAACCTATAAAGAAGGTTTGTTCTGGTATCAGGCAGTATCAAAGCAATGACCTTCACAGTAGAGCATGTGTTCGCTGAGTCGATCGTAACAGTCCTTGACGACAGTGGACGACTAGAAGATGTTGAATGGCTACTCGATGAACAGGGAGTCTTTGTTCGTCAGTGGAATGAAGAGCACGACCGTTACGAAGTCGTGGAAATGACAAACAAACAGCTACAAGAAGCGTTAACCGCTCTTGGGCTACCAGAAGGGACCTATACAGCAACATGACTTGGAAACATGGACAAGAAATTGTATTTGAAGCTCGACGTGGAGACTGTGTTGAGACTCCGCACGGAGAACGCTATGAGCTAAAACAAGATAAGGACGGCTACCTAGTAATACAAACCGATCGTGGTGATCGTCGACTAGGAAACCTCAGGTACACACTATTCAGGAAACTTAAAATGACAGTAAACTGGAAAGAACCGCTACGAAT